TTTCCGACAGTCATTTGAGGGTTATATGTTGTTTTTTGTTTTGCAAATACACTTATAGTTTCATATCTTCTCAATGGAGCATTTTTACAATTACCATATCCTGTGTATCTGTTTACTTTATCCCATACCCAATCATATTTATAATGTTTTATATTACTCATTCTTAACGCACTTGAGAACGGTTCGCTACCGAATATCACTATTGCCCCGTTATCCTTAATGACCCTCTCATACTGTTCCCATAATGGTTCAAATGGAATAACAGTATCCCACTTGCAAGCAGTAGTACCGTAGGGAAGGTCGCATAGTATCATGTCAATAGACTTGTCAGGCAATAACGGCATAACTTCTAAGCAATCCCCGCATATAATCTGATTAACAGGTAAATCCATAGTTTACCATCCTTTCAGCTCCTTTTAATATAAGTAAAATAAAAAACGCCCAGAGGCGCTTATTTGCAAGCTGTTCAGCCCACCTCCTTATCTAGCTCCTCAATCTCTTTATCAAGGTCGATGTAAAGTGATACAGTATGGCGGCAATTCGGGTGCATAAGCCCGTTGGCTTTTGCTTCCTCAAATGTGGGATAGCCTTTGGTTTTACCTGTTATGCTGAGGACCTTTCCTTCCCAGACGCCGCATAATTCGCATGGGCTTCTGTGTCTGCTGACTATAATCAAGTCGTGGCCTTGCTCACTTAACCGGTTAAGGGTTCCCTGTGTGTGCGCCTCTTGGATAGTTGTTCTTGCGACCATCTCTGAGTAAGTGGTCATCCGCCACATCCGCCCGGACCTATCCTTAAATCCCGTTACTCCACGTTCTGCAAGTTGCTCCCTAAACCTTCGGGCCGTCTGCTTCCACGTATCGTAGCCTACTACTGTTCCTCTGACGTTTTCCAACGCCAGTTCACGGTAAATATCATTAACCTGCCTACCAATTATTTGGGCCACGTCCTCAAATCTCTGATAAGCATTCTCGGCCAGCACCTGTGCCGCCTGCTGATGGATGGCGCCGAACGCTGCAGATGTCGAAACGCCGATGTCTTTCAGCATTGCGTCGGCATTTCTTAATCCCTCCGAATAGACCCGTGGAATTGCTTGTTCGACCCAAGTTCTGTTTCCTTCTCTTAGCTGCTGCAGGATGGCTTCAATATTCTTCTTCATCTGCTCCAGGTATTCAGTCTTATTACCCCTTAATAGCGCCCGGTTCAGCCGATCAAGTATTTCACGCTCGGCCTGTTCGTAAAACTTAACTAATCGGTTTATTTCGGCGTCGCTGAACTTCCTTACATCTGGCATTATTCTTCACCTGCGCCTTCTTCTGCACCTTCTGCTGGCGGCAAGGTGATTGTCGGCAACTGCGTATTTACCTGGCTTTCCTGCTCGGCTTTTATGCGGTCTATTTCTTCCTGCAGGGCTTCACCCTCCAAGCCATACAGCCGCCTGAGTGAGCTTTCCAGGCTTGTCAGTCCTGCTGTGTATCTTTGCACCTCGTTCTGTGTGAGCTCCTGCTCGTCATCCGGCAGGCCATCCTTCCAGTCAATATGAATATTCTCAAGCACTATTGCGCCTGCCATGCCCTGCGCCTTCTCCAGTATTGACGCCAGCCAGAGAACCTCTTTCAGTGCCGGGTCAAACCTCATGCGGATGCGGTTTACCTTCGCAAGCGGCGCCATCATCAAACGCTTTAACGCTGTGCCTGATTCAGCCAGCCCCGCCTTGAGCTGGCCAAATGCCGCTGCTGATGTTTCGCTCAAAATATATAGCTGCTCCATCAATAGCTCAATCTGCTTAAATGCCGCCTCCAGCTGTCCGTCCCATGTGACGTATCCCGGAGGCTGTTCCCCCTGGCTAACGGGGAAGTATTTGCCTCCGCCCCGGTATTTCCACTGCCCCGTTGTCGGATCGTGCTCCAGAGCCGTGTCGGGGCCGTACATGTTCGGGTCTGCGTGCTTATCAAGAATGCGCTCTATTTGTGCAACTCGTACCTCCAACGCCTGAATAATGCTGTCCAAGTCGCTGTAATCGTCGAGGCCGGTTATGCGGTCAGTAGTAAGGATATTGTTCACCGGCACGACAAGGAATTCATCAATGCCGGTTTCTGTCTCCTTATATTCCAATGCTGGACCAATGATATTATTCTCAATCGGATATTTAGCTGTGATAATTTTCCCCCGCTCGTGTGTCTCGGTCTGCAGGTACTTCTTTGTAACGGTTTTGCCCCGCTCCTGGGTATCTTCCTCATAAGTCCACGCCAGCACATGGGCCTGTATCTCTTTGATGTTGTCCGGCTTCACTACCGGGAACCATATCGCCGGTTGCTGGCCTTCGATGATAGCCCTGCCGTCATAGCGGACCTTGAATATCCCGGTCCCATATCTGCTGACGTCCAGGACCACCTCATAAGCAACATTAAAAAGGCCGTTATCTTCGATGATTCTCTCTACTGCTTCCTGCTCCTGACTGTCCTTGTCACCGGCCGTAATCCTCGGCGGCTCTCCTAATAATAAATCAGCAAACAGGAGTGTCAATCGTTTGTGCCAGTTCAATACCATTTCAAGTGTCGCCTGCTGGTCCTCACGGAGCAACCTTATCCAGTCTTTATATACCAGCTCGTGTTTCCCCTCGAACAACAGCCTATTTTGAGCATATCTTTCTAGCCGGTCCGCCTCTGTTGGCGGCAGCCAGGGTTTTCCAGGGTTCAAAAAAGATAAACTTGTAAGCAAATATATCACCATCCTTTACCAACCTGGTGGTTTGTCTACTGGCCTTTTTGCAGTATGAACCATGTCTTCACTTAGGCCATATCTGCAGGCATCAATGCTGTGATTATCCTTATCCGGAAACTGGCTCTTTACATTCCCATTCCGGTCAGTTTCAAGTGAATAATTTATGAATTCTTTAGCCGCCAATGGGCACCTTTCCGGGTCGATAATGATTTGTTCCAGGTCCTGCAGGAACTTAATGCCAAATTCTACAGAACCAGGCCCTTTCTTTGCGCCTTTTATCTTCATGCCGAAGCTCCGGAGCTCGTCAATGCTCTTTGGCTCGGCGCTGTCGGCAATAGTCCAAACATCGTTATACTGCTGCGCCTTATCCCAAAACTGCCGGTTGAATAAATTAAGTCCGCTAATCTCAGCAAACAAATAAAGCCGCCGCCGCTTCCGGTCATAGTGCATGCGCTCAAAGGCCAGCGGATCCACAGCATATCCGAAGTCAAGACCCTGCCTAATACGGTCAAATGCAGCAATTTCATCCTGTGCAATAATCCGCAGTTCCACGTTGTTAAATACCTCGAGACCGGTGCCCACTTCTTCGCCCAGGTATTCATGCCGGTATGCTGTCTCGTTAGTTTTTTTAAGGTGCTCAGCATCGGCCAGGAACCGTTCACCTAACCATTCCGGCGGCACGTCAAGGTATGTTGAGTGATGCACCCTGCGGCCGGGCTTCGGTATCTTCGCCTCCTGGTTAACCCAGCTGCGCCCGGACTTTGGCGGATTGTAGGAAAAGAAAACAATCCGCTTTTTATTCTCGCCCCTGAATAGTGACTGGAGAATATTGCGGATTTCCTCCATGCCTACAAACTGGTCCACTTCTTCAAACCAGGCGTATTTGATGTAGCCGCGGCCCAGATTGATAGACTTCATTTTTAGCGGATTGTCGGCTGCCTTGAAAACTATCTTCTGCCCGGTTGGAATGTAGACTATCTGCATTGGCGCAACTTGAAACTTGAAATAGTCTCCCAGGCCCATCTTTGATATGGTCCACTCGAACTGACCGTATACAGTATCTCTGAGCTCGTTTTGGTATCTTCTGGTAACTACAGCGTTTGCTTCTGAGTCTTTCAGCAGGCCAAGTAAAATCTGTATGCTGATGAAGGTTGACTTTGTGCTGCCGCGGCCGCCTTTACACCATACCTCATCGTGGAGCTCTGCTTTGAGTTCCCTGTGGAGTCCATAGAATGACGGAGCAATAAGCTCCGTCAGCCTAATCTTCGTCATCTATATCATCCACTATCTTAATGCCGATTTCTCCGCTGTGTTCTATGTCCAGTCTTTTGCGGCCCCAGCGGTCGGGATATCTGCGCTCAAGGAAATCTCTAATCGCTCGATAATCTTCCGGCATGTGTTTTTGCCACAAAGCAACCATTCTGACTTCTGCTTCATACTCCGCTCGCGTAATAGCCTCGAAAAACTCCCTAAACTTACCACTTTTTGCGACCTCACCTTTCTGCATCCATTTTCGGAAGGTTGAATAGTGAATACCTGCGTAACCGCAAGCAGCCTCATAATAGTTTCCGGCCCTGATTGCCTCTGTTAATCTTTTTGTAATTTCGGGAGTTAATTTGCTTGGTCTCGCCATTTTGATCACCACACTTATTCAGAACCTTTTTCCCTCGGGAAAGGGCATAATCCATTTCCTTCTTGCAACCTTCGCTGTTCCCATATATCCAAACCTCATCGCATATGTCAATAAGCCTGAAGCATACCTTGAGTATTTCTTCTCTCTGGAGGTCATCCTCCATAAAGCTAAATAAGTGCAGAGGGCTAATCGGTAGTATTCCTTGCTTGACCAAATCATGGCAGATAATATCAACCCGGACCCGGTTCCCCTCAGGGTCTGAAGTAAATGGATGCGAAATGAACACTCGTTTCATTCGTCACTACCTCCTTAATAGAGGAAGTGCCCGAACTTCGCCAATTCCTCATATTTCACATTCAGCAAGTCCAGGTCACGAATAATATTAGCCGGCCTGCATTCGTCATATAGGCTGTCTGGCGGGTCAAAATATCCTCTGTCAGAATTAATATATATCGCAAGTGGCCTGTCTCGCCCTATTGCATAGCTCAGTTGAACTTCGCACCATCTCAGCCCATATTCTTGCAGGTATTCCTTTGCAATTTCCCTTGCCTTATATGCGCCTGACCGGTCAACCTTAGTAGGGTCCTTGCCGGAAAAAGCGCCGCCGCCAACATTAGCGAATGAATGATAGTTGTCCACCACTATTTTTCTGCCTGTCAGTCCGGTGTCGGCTTCGAAGCCGCCTATCTGGAACCGTCCCGTTGGGTTCAGTAGTATCTCGTCAATTTCGACGCAGTAACTATTGCATATTTCTCTTGCCTTATTGACCAGGATTCGGTCAGTTTCTTCTCTTTCTGTTTCGATATTCTGATAACATATCGTGAAGGTTGCTATCCGTCGCAGCCGGAAATTATCATCATATACTCCGGTTATCTGGCATTTACCATCGGGTAAGAACCTGGGGTTCTGTTGCCGCAGCAAGTCATAGAACTGGCTGAATTCCTGAAGAATAACCATTGCTTTTGGCAGCAATTGCGGCGTATCATCACATGCGTAGCCGAACATCATCCCATTGTCACCAGCACCGCCAATATCCACGCCCATTGCTATATCCGGGCTTTGCCGGCCAATATTATTGACTATTTCATACTGGGTCGCATCATACCCCACATCATTCAGTACTCGCCGCACGACGCTTTCAACATCCACCGCAGCTTTTGATGTAATCTCTCCGGATATGAATATTTTCCCTTTACCGCCCATTGTTTCAGCGGCTACCCTTGCCCTCTTGTCGCGTGCGAGATATTCATCAAGGATTGCATCGCTTATCTGGTCACATACCTTATCAGGGTGTCCCCGGAACACTATCTCGTTACTATACATCCACACTGTGCCTCACCTCCTGTATTTTAAAAAGAAAAGGGTCTTTATCGCCGGTCATTGATTATTAAATTTCTTATATATTCGCTTATGTTTGCCTCTCCGCTGGGCTTTATGTAGCCCAACTCCTTTGCTTTCGATTCCGCTTTTTCCTTTACCGCCTCTGGAACCCTTATGGCTATTAACACCGATTTCATAGCCTGGCCGCCGCTTTTGCGCTTATGTTGTAATCAAAGCGAGTGAATTCTTCGTCGCCGTTCCAGAAGTCCTGCAGATCATCTACGATGTCTACCAGCTCGCGCACCCTATCGTCTTGCCCACCGACCAGCGCCTTTTCCTTAATCGTGGCAACTAGTCCGTCCATCATTGTCATGTACATGTCTCTTGTCATAGATAAAACCTCCTCCTTATTTATTATCTTAATTGTACCACAAGTGTTATACAAAGTCAAGAGGTTTTATCAATTTATTTATCCAGCAACACCGCCTTCTGGCCAGTGAAGTTTTCCCACCGCGCTTTATATCCATAATTGTCGATGCCTCACCTTTTTGTCTGTTCCTATAATCAAGGTTGCGACAATCGTTTCCGCAGTATTTTTTGTTCACGGATTTGCGTGTAATTATTTCTTTCCCGCAGTACAAGCAATGGTTTATAATTCTTGCCCTTTTACTCCAACACTCCTTTGAACAATATCTCTGCCGTCTTTCGTATCCGTTTTTATCAGTATAATCATTAACTGCACGATATTCTTTCCCGCAAATCTCACACAAACCTACTCTTGCCCTTTGGAGGTCTGGCCTTTTTTCACCCTTTTTCATACAATTTCACCCCACTCGGTTTTGGTTCCATCAGGGTTTAATCTGTAAACCTTTCCCCCTGTGAGGTTGATATATCTTTCAATTATGACTTGAACATACCGACAATCGAGTTCCATCATGTAGCAAGTACGGTTTAACTGCTCGGCGGCAATCAGTGTAGATCCAGAGCCGCCAAATAAATCAAGAACGATATCTCCGGCCTTACTACTATTCTCTATCGCCTTTGCACACAGAGACACAGGCTTCATTGTCGGGTGTTCTCTGCTCGCCATCGGCCGGTCAATCTGCCATACTGTACTTTGATTGCGTCCGCCATAAAACTTATGTGCTGCGCCTGGTTTCCAGCCGTAAAGTATCGGTTCGTGCTGCCAATGGTAGTCTTGACGCCCCATCACAAAGTGCTGCTTGACCCATATAATACATTGTTTAAGATCCCAGCCCGCCTCCTTGAACGCTGCCCGGAAATTCAGGCCCTCTGAATCGGCATGGCATACATATATAGGCGCCCCTTCCTTTGATTTCTGAGCCATATTCTTGAATGCCGATGTTAAAAAACTCCTGAAATCTTCATCACCCATAGAATCGTTTGCAATTTTTAGTTTTTCTTTTGTTTTGCCTACATAATCCACGTTGTAAGGCGGATCTGTGAATATCATATCTGCAAGCTGGTTTTCCATTAGTTTGGCAATAACTGTTTGATCTGTTGAGTCTCCACACAATAGACGGTGCCTTCCCAGTATCCACAAATCCCCTGGCTTAGTTACCGGTTCTTCCGGCGCCTCAGG